GGAGACGTGAATCGTCAATCACTCAACTTACACCAGTGTGTAGTTGTAAGTGACAAATTCATGAAGAAACTTGAGGAAGGTGATTCGGATGCAAGAAGAAAATGGGGTAAACTACTTCAAAAGAGAAAGGCAACAGGTGAACCATATATCATGTACAAAGGAAACGTGAATAAACACAATCCTGAGATGTACAAAAAGAATGGTTTAAAGGTTCATATGACAAACATCTGTTCTGAAATTGTTCTCCATACTGATGAATCACATTCATTTGTTTGTTGTCTAAGTTCACTTAATTTGGCGAAGTACGATGAGTGGAAAGACACTGATTTAATTTATACCTCTACTATCTTTTTGGACGGAGTATTGGAAGAATTCCTACAAAAGGCAAAAAATATGAGAGGGTTTGAAAACTCTGTTCGTTCTGCTGAAAGAGGTCGAGCTTTAGGTTTGGGTGTATTGGGATGGCACACATACTTACAACAAAAAGGTATTCCGTTTGAAGGATTGACAGCACAATTTGAAACTCGTAAAATTTTCTCACAAATGAAAATTGAATCTGAAAGAGCGAGTAGAGATTTGGCATCTGAGTACGGAGAACCCCGAACAAACTGCAAAGGGAACATTTATTCGTAAAAACCCTGAATTAGAAAAAGTTTTGCGTAAAATTGGTAAGAATACAAAAGAGGTATGGGACCAAATTTTAGCAGATGGTGGATCAATTCAAGGACTTGATTTCTTGGATGAATGGTGTTTTGTTGATAGTAAAGTAGTTCAATGTTCTGAAGTCAAAGAAGATGAAGTGTTTAAAATGAGTTCCGTTAAAGAAGTGTTTAAAACATTCAAAGAAATTAACCAATTAGATTTGGTTAGACAAGCGGGAATAAGACAACAATATATTGACCAAGCAGTTTCATTAAATCTAGCATTTCCTGCGGTTGCGGATCCAAAATGGATTAATCAAGTTCACATGGAAGCGTGGAAACAAGGTGTGAAAACACTCTATTATATGAGAACAGAATCCGTTTTAAGAGGAGATATTGCCGCACAGGCGATGAATCCGGATTGTGTATCATGTGAAGGATAAGTAATATATTCACAACAAATTTATTATCACGGCACAATTGTGTCGTGATTTTTTTATTTATTACCATTTTATAATAGTTTATATTTATTGATATGGCAGTAAAGTATGGTATTGACTATCCATTTAGAGATAGTACTAAGGGTGATTATATCAAAATGACTGAGACTCCTGAAAGAGAAGTTAGAGCAAATCTTTTGCACCTTCTTTTAACTAAAAAGGGGACTCGTTATTATTTACCTGATTTTGGTACAAGAATATACGAGTATATTTTTGAACAAAACGATACGGTTACCTTTAACCTAATTGAAGAAGAGATACGAGATGGGGTTAAAAAATACATTCCCAACTTAGATATAAACTCAATAACAATTAATTCGGCAGAAAATGAACCAGATGAACAAAGAACATTTTCACAAGACGAAGATGAAAGATTGTTTAGAGTTTCTGATTTTAGTTCAAAACCATATACCGCTAAAGTTAGAATAGATTATACGGTTAATAACGGAGCATTTTCATCTTCGGATTTTGTAATTATCAATATATAATATGTCAAAGAAAATATCATACGCAACCAGAGATTTTGCGGGACTAAGGGAAGAGTTGGTTAACATGACCAAAAGTTATTATCCTGATTTAGTTAAAAACACTAATGATGCCTCAATATTCTCAGTATTATTAGATTTGAATGCAGCGGTTGCTGATAACTTACATTTTCATATTGATAGAGTTTGGCAAGAAACCATTTTGGATTTTGCTCAACAAAGACAATCGTTATTTCATATTGCAAAAACATATGGTTTAAGAATACCGGGTAATAGACCTTCGGTAGCATTGTGTGACTTTTCAATAAATGTACCTGTTAGTGGTGACTCAGAAAAAACTGAATATCTTGGTTTACTTAGAGCTGGAGCCCAAGTATCGGGTGGTGGACAAATTTTTGAGACCGTTGAAGACATTGATTTCTCAAACCCGTTTAATAGTAAGGGTGAACCAAATAGATTAAAAATCCCAAATTTTGATGGTAATCGTAAATTAATATCATATACAATCACCAAAAGAGAAGCGGTTATAAATGGTGTTACACGAGTTTTTAGAAAGGTGATAACTGATTTGGAACAACGACCATTTTTGAAAATTTTCTTACCTGAACAAAATGTATTAGGTGTAACGTCTGTTATACATAAAGATGGTACAACCTTTGGTGCGAATCCTACAAATGGAGAATTCAGTTCACCAACAAACAAATGGTATGAGGTAAAATCACTGATTCAAGATAAGGTGTTCATACCAGATTCAACAAGAGTATCTGATAAAGATAATTTTAAACCGGGTAGATATGTAAATGTTAATAACAAATTCATTAGTGAATTTACCCCCGAAGGATTTTTTCATTTAACTTTTGGTTCGGGAACTGTAAATCCACTTGATAATTTGGACAATTATATAACAGGAGATTTAAAAGTAAACTTAGCAACATATCTTAATAATTTATCCCTTGGTGCATTACCTAAAGCCAATACAACTTTATTCATAAAATATAGAATCGGTGGAGGTAGAGATAGTAATTTAGGTGTAAATGTTATTACAAGTGTTGATAATGTTGATTTTGCAGTGAATGGTCCAGTATCTTCAGTTAATACACAAGTAATACAATCACTAAGAGTAACCAATGTTACTCCTGCAATTGGTGGGGCAGACCAACCAACTGTTGAGGAAATCAGAAACATGGTTTCATACAATTTTGCTGCACAAAATAGAGCCGTAACATTAAATGACTACAAATCAGTTATTGAGAATATGCCGTCCACCTTTGGTGCACCAGCCAAGGTTAATGTTATGGAAGAAGACAATAAAGTTAAGATTAAACTTATTTCATATAATGAGAGAGGTAGTTTAACTAATGTTGTTTCCACTACACTAAAAAATAACATTATAGAATACCTTTCTGAATATAGAATGATTAATGATTATTTAGAAATTGAAAGTGGTGAAGTTATTGATTTATCAGTTGAAATTTCTGTTTTTGGTGATAAAAATGAAAGTGAAACTGAAATTGTCCGTTCGGTAATCGAGGCTGCCATACAATATTTTTCAATCGACAAAAGAAAAATGGGTGATCCACTCTTTATTGGTGATTTATTTAAAGAAATTGGTACACTTTCAGGTGTTGTAAGTGTGACTGAAATTAAAGTATTTGGTAAAGTTGGGGGTGAATATTCAACGAATGAAGTTTCAGTTGGATATGTGGATGAAACAAAGAAAGAAATTAGACAATCAGATATGACAATCTTTATGAAATCAAATCAAATCCCTCAAATAAGATTTCCTAATAAAGATATTAAAGTAAGTGTTAAACCATATAATTCCCCTACATATTAATCTGAATTTTACTTATATTAAAATGGAAAACATCATTGTTTCTATTTATTATAAGAATGACACAAAAGCATAGAATTTCTACAAACATCGGTAAGGATCAAATAATTAAAGTTGAATTAAAACAAGACTTTGATTTATTAGAGATTCTTTCATTAAAATTCACACAGAAAGAAGCATATACTTCTCTTTGTGCTGATTATGGTGTTGTATGTGGAAGAATTTCAGTCAATAACGGATTAGGAGTTCCCAATGCAAAAATTTCCATTTTCATACCATTGAGTGTTGAAGATGAAAAAGACCCTGTCATATCAAGACTATATCCATTTAAATCAAGTGTATTAGATAAAAATGTTGATGGATATAGATACAATCTATTACCATCAAGAAAACAACATGGTGGACATGAACCAACGGGAACATTTCCCGACCAATCAGATGTCCTTAATAGAGAAGAAATCTTAGAGGTATACGAAAAATATTATAAGTATACTGTTAAAACTAATTCTGCGGGTGACTTCATGATATGGGGAGTTCCAATTGGACAACAAACCCTTCATGTGGATGTAGACTTGTCTGATGTTGGATGTTTCTCTTTAAGACCTTATGATTTTATTAAACAGGGTTTAGGAGAAGATAAATTTAGAAATACATATAAATTTAAATCATCACCCGATTTATCAACATTACCACAAATTGTAACTTTTGATAAGACGATTGATGTTTACCCATTTTGGGGAAATGAAGATTTATGTGAAATAGGATTAACTAGAACGGACTTTGACTTATCCGACAGAGGAATTAAAATTGAACCTAAGGCATTTTTAATCGGTGGAACATATACCGATACAGGTAAAAATTCAATCAACAAAAGTTGCCAACCCAGAAGAAAAATGGGTAGGAAATGTGATTTAATCACTAAGACGGGTATAATAGAATCAATTCGATTTACACATAGAAAGGATGTAGACAATAGACCTGTACTCCAAAGGTATGAAACTGATGAAGATATACCTGATGATGGTTCATTTGTTATGGAACTACCAATGAATATGGAGTTCTTATATACAAATGAATTTGGTGAAAACGAAATAACGAATGACCCAAATAGAGGTGTACCAACCGCGTCTTGTTATCGTTTTAGAATTTCACTTGATGATAGTGGTAATGAACGAGTTAGAAAAACTGCGTCCTATTTAGTACCTAATATTAGAGAGTATTCAGGAGAAGAAAACGAATCATACGCATTCTCAACTTCATGGAATGATTACCCAACTGCTGCAGTTTCTTCAGATTCAAATCGAGGTATATTATATAATGAATTCGGACAATATTTTCCGAAAGATTACT